CTTAGCATTCCAATCTCTGTGATTATCCATACCATAATCATCATACTTACCTGATTTTTCTATTCTATTATGTAATTTTAGAGCATCCTTTTCAGACAAACCATGTTTTACAATTTTTCTTTTTCTTCCGAAACCAGTATACACTACATATTTTTGAGGTGGGAGCTCTCGACCTGGCCCTTCATTTACGGATTCCCAACCAGTAAAATCAGCGTTCCATCTCCACATTCCACTTGCTGCTCTAACATATTTTTCTTTTGTTAATAGTTTCCAAGATTTTGCTAATTCACTTGAACTTGGATTACCATTACTTCTATAAATTGCTTTGATATGTTTTTTAGATGGTAACTCGCCCCTTTTCTTTATCAACTGAGTTATATATTTTTTTGGGATTGGGCCTGGACGAAACATATCCTGCCAAAAAGTAACTGCACTTTCATTTATGGATATGGATTCCATTGGATGATTTTTCATATATCTAACAAATTGTTTAGCTCCATCAATATATCCTAACAATTCTTTTTTATCCACATTTTTAAAATATCCACTCTTTAATGCTACCTTTAAAATGGCCTTTAAATTTTTAGTTTTATTTCTTAATACAATTCCTTGTAATATATCTGCTTGGTCGGTAGATAATACACCCATTCCACCTTCATTTATGGATTCATTTGCAAGTCGAAGAGCGTCTTTTACTTTTTTGTCATTGGACAATCCCTTTTTAATTCTTTCAATCTTCTTAACGGCTCCTGTCATATTACCACTCATTTGTATAGCTATCAATATTGCTTTCTTTTGATGAGAACTTAATTTTCTTTCATTTACGGTTTCTTTTAAATCTGATTTATTTAGAACCATTTCAACATATTTAGTTGCTAACTGTTTCTCTCTACCGTATTTTCTATGTTCCCATTTCTTTTGTAAACTTACCGGTAAATCTTCTTCATTCATTCCCTTATTCACAAAGGAGGCAACTCTTCTAGCATCCACCCCTCTAACTTTACGATATCTAAACTCTTCAAGTGTTTTTAACCACGTTGATATTTCTTTTACTGTACACGATTTCACAAATGATTCTTTTTTCAAACGACTCTTTTCAGCTCTTCCGCGATTCTTAGATTGTGATTCAAATCCCACAATTTTTCCTCCTTTGTGTGATGCATCTTTACCATCACCGTTACCGTAAGTACCCTTTTTTCTGTTATATTGGTTTAACTCTGCTCTATATTTTTTTGCTTTATCAGATGACTGAAATTTCTTGTATTCGGCTTTGTAATCTCTCTTTGCAGCTTCCTTTTTAAGTAAAAATGTAGGATTTTCTTTTACTATCTGTCGAATCATCTCACGAAGTTTTCTTACAACTTCTTTAGGAACGTGTTCTGGTTTTCCTGTATGTTTAGTAGATGCATAATCTTCTGCATCTGAATCGTCCATTTGATCTGCCGCATCTTTCACTTCATCAGAAACATCTGATGGTGAAAGTTCACCTTTTTGTAGAGCGTGAACCATTCCCATGAATCTTTGTTGTGCCTTTGATGTAGCCGGCATCTTATTCTCCCCGAATAATTTTATTAATTATATCTTCAGCCTTACAATACGTTCCACAAGTTCTACCCGGTGTTTGAGTTTTAGTAACAGTTTCCGTTAAGGGGTGCATAAATGCTCCGTGTGTGGATGGATTAGAAACAAAATCAAATGCAATTAATTCAAAATCATCACCAACTTTCATCGATGGCTGTTTTCCATCACCTTCATCTACAACCTCTACTGATCCCATTCCACGGGAACTAATACCGAGTTTTATTCCATTCTTAAATAATTCTCTTAAAATATTTCCACTTGGTGTGGTTAAAATCTCTACCGTACCTAACAAATTTAAACCTTCAAAATGCATTTCAGTAACATTATGAGATACATTTTGTAAATTCACTACTGAACTATCTGGATGGTCTAATTCTCCCATTGCACGTTTTTGTAGTATAAAATTTTCACTATAATTCTTTGCCTCGCGAGTTAAAATTTCACGTGGATATACTCTACCATTTTGATTCTTAGCATCTGCACGTTGTAATACACCCTTAACTACCAATTTACCATCGTTTTCCTTCATAGCCTCACTAATATGGTGCTTTGATACTTCAAATGGGATATAATCTACTATAAGTTGTCTCATTACTTAACCCTTTTCGTTATTTTAATCATATCTCTCATAAAAGAGGTTACGTTTTTAGTATACGATTTTATCAATTCATCTTGTAATTTATGATTTTTATCATCAGCCTGTAGTCTATCACTCAAATCATACATTACTTTACGATATCTACCTTCAATATTTTGTAATTTTTGAGAAAGTTTTTTTGCTTTTGTAACATCTTTTGCATCTTCAGTAACTTCTTTTGGTATCTCCCGTGTTTTATCATATTTGTCTTTAATTTTACCTATTTTGGCGTGTGATGCTTTCTTACCAGCAGCTTGTTGAATTTTAGTCATTCCTTCTTTTCCGTATTTCTTCACACCAGCACGATACATAATACCACTTTCATTTACGGATTCGGATTTCCATCCTTTTTGTTGTGCCATTTTATCTATTTTAAGCCACTCTCCCCCCAACTTACGTTCCATTTTTTTCCAATCTCTTGGGTTAGTTTTTGCCATCCGCTTAAAAAATCTCCACATGCCTTCCCAATTAGGTTCTACATTAATAGTTCTAGCTTCTTTTACGGATTCTTTCAATTTAACCATTTGGTCAACCGTTTTTTCTAACTCATCACCCTCTTGATAATTCTTACCATTATTAGTAACTTTAAAAGTTATAGTCCCATTACCAACTTTAGTAACTTCACCTTCTGAACCTACGTGTGGACAATCAGGATTAATATCCTTTACCACATCACCCTTTTTAAAATCTGTTTGTTCACCTTGTGAATTTTGTAATTCTTCATTTACTTTTTCAAATCCACTACCACTTGCAATTGACTTTCTTCTATCCTTACCCTTACCACTAAATGCGTGCGGAGTATCATATTCCCCACCTGCAGTTGCAGTTGTGGATGCTTCTGCTATTTCTTTTTTTAGAATAGTACGAAGTAATTCTACAAATCGCCTTTTACTTATTTTTATGGACATTTTCTAATTCCTTAACAAGTTCATAATATCTCATTAGAGAAACTACGTGAGAATCTTTTACATGAGTCCCACCTGTTGCAGTTTCTGAATGGCTGATTGCCTCAGTTAATTTTATTTTCGTAATTTTATCAGTAACCTTAGTTAAATGTCGTGATAAAAGTTTTCTAATCTTGATAACCTCAGCATCTATGAATTCTCTTAAAGAATTAGTATTTGATAGATTGTTAATATACTCTCTTAGCAAATTCTTTTGTGATTCGTTTAGTGTACTATATTTTTTATTAAATTTATCAACCAATAGTTGATAAGTTAAGAGTCTAATATCCTCTTCTTGTGTATTGTACGAATTAAGTGTTTTATTTTTAGATTTTTTAACGCCACTTGAAATTTCATTCGTGATATTCTCCATTACAACCACTTTACTATCAGTTTCTATTACTGGCCCGAAATCTTCACGAGAAGATTCACCTTCAAATAAATTATAAATTGATGCTAAAACTTTATAATTAGGTATTTTTGTATTGAAAAAATCTTTAGCATCATAAACCGTTTTAATCTCTTTAATAAGATTATATTTTTCATTTCTTAATCTATGGTTAGATAATTTTCTACGATTTTTAATTACAGCTTCAATTAATATCTCCGCGTGTTGTAGATTTTTATATCTCTTTTCAATTAAAACCTTATAGAATTGATTTTCTTTACCTAATTCAGTCTTCTCATTGAAGAATTCTTTTAAAATTTTAATTGCTGAACTATTTTTTTCATTATTCAATACGTCAACCGTTATTTGACGTGTAAGTAGTTCAAAAAGAATACCCGTATTCTTTATTTTATTGTGCTTTTTATTATAAGACATTAATTGCTCCATTAATCCGTATATTTACGTACATATATAAATATAAAAACTTCAAATAATTATACATTTATTACGTTAATCTTTTTTAACAAATTCATCATACTCATTCTCAATTATCTCTGAATCTGTTGTCTCTTTTAGTATCTCTCTCTTAGAACCTTTCAATGCTTTTTTCAAAACATCATAATGAGAAAGTGCCAATCGTGGACTTACTTTTCCAAGAGGATCTCTATCTCGAGCACTCCCATCTTTTCCATATTTACTCATCTCTTTAGGTCTACCTGCTCCCTCAAACCCGCCTTCTGGTGCTCCACCTTGATCAAATAGTGAACCCATTGCTGTATCGGGTGGTTCCGCCTGTTTTCCATCTTCTGCTGGAGTCGTTCCAATAGTGGCTAAATCACTGGGAGTACCAACTGCCTCTCCACTATCCGCTGGATCATTACCCTCTTGTTCAATTTGACTAAATCTAAATTTCTGTTTTTGATCGGCTACAATTTCTTTTTCAATTTTCTTAATATCATCATTCGTAAAATTGAAAATATTTTTATATACCCATTCAGTTGAAAGTAGTTGATTATCTTTTACATCACGAGCCAAACTAACTTTATTTCCCCACACTTCAAGTTTTTCTTGTTCGTAAATCGTAGATGGATTTGTTAATCCCAACTCAAAGTTAACCAATTCTTCATCAGTAAATCCTTGTGAATATAAATGAACAACTGCAATCTTTGTTAACTCACTTGTTACAATTCTTTGTATTCTCTCAATAGTACGAGCAAATCTAACATCTTCTGCTGCAAGTGTTGCTTTACTACCAAGTGATTCTTCATATCCAAGAAAAGCTTTAGGAACACGAAGTGCTGCCAATAATCTATTTTTCAAATACTCTATGTCATCTGTAGTTTCATATTGCATTCCTGGTAGTGAATCAATTTGAGTACCACTATCTCCACCACGAACTGGCATAAAGAAATCTTCTGTTAGATTCTGTATGTTAAATTTCAAATTATAATCACCAGTTGCGTCATCAATGAAAGGTGTTTTCTTCATTTTATTAATGATTCGTTGCATATAATTATCAACTTCATTTGGTGGAATATTACCAATATCAATTTTGAAAACTCTCTTCTCTGGCGCTCTCATAACACGATGAATTAACATAGCATCTTCCATCAATACAACTTGTTTCCAAACTTTACGTGCTCCCTCTAACATTGACTTACCATAAGGTAATAAATTACTATCACTTGATAATCTAAAGTGTGCAATTTGAAAGTTTTCAAATTCTACTCTTCCATGGTTAGATTGATTCCGTTGTAAATAAGGATGAGTAGCTTCCATAGTCTCTAAATAAAATTTTGTATAGTATGGATTCTCTGGATCCTCACCCTCTGCACGAAGTACCTCGTAAGGTGATAATGGAATAACATTAGTGATTCCATATTTATCATTTATATCTAAATGTAAAAAGAAATCTCCATATTTACATAGATTACGAACCCACGGCCATAAATTAAATTCTATATTCAATATATCATAAAAAAGATTATTTAATATAGATTTAATATTATCATTATCACTTTTAATCTCCAAAACTTCACCATACGGATTTTTCATTGTTGATTCATCAGAATAAATGTCAAGTGCACTCGATATTATAGAATCTGAATCCATTGTTTCATAATCTGTAAATAACCCAAGTCTTGCCGCCATAACCTGATGTACGGTTGAATATCCAGAACTAATTAAGTCCAATCCACTATGCATTTTTGAATATCTATCTACAAGATGACTTCGTACACCGTGTTGTAATTTATCAGTATCGGCTATTTTTAGTTTCTTACCACCTACATTTCTTACAATTACATTTGTACTAAATAATCGTTTTAGTCTACCGAATAATGTTTTATCAGCCATTTTTTACCTCTTTGTTAGTTATAAGAGCCATTTTAAAGACTCTTTCTTTCTATCGTGGCCTACTTCCCATTCCCATTCACCAGTATCATTGTCATCGGGAGTGTATAGTCCATCAACATCTTGAAATCTATCAAGTGTCTTTTTTGTTAACTCAATTCCTTCTGTTCGTAATCTTAATGCAGTATCACGAACCCATAAACCAATAGCAAAAGACATAACTAAATCA